GCAACAATGCAAGCCGCACAAGCTGCAGGTGCAGGAAATACGCCTGCAAATGTGCAACGCATGATTAAAGAAATGACAGAACCTAAAATGAACTGGCGTGAAATTTTACGTCAGCAAATCCAAAGTACTATTAAGAATGATTACAGTTTTATGCGGCCAAATCGCAAGGGTTGGCACATGAGTGCAATTTTGCCAGGCACACAATTTCAAGAAACAATTGATATCTGTGTAGCAATTGACATGTCAGGATCAATTGGCGACGAACAAGCAAAAGACTTCTTGAGCGAAATCAAAGGCATTATGCAAGAGTATCAAGACTTTAAAATTAAAGTATGGTGCTTTGATACCCGGGTGTACAACGAAGCAGACTTTGATGGATACAACATTGACGAGTTCGACTACTACGAACCTATAGGTGGTGGCGGAACTGAGTTTGATGCCAACTGGAATTACATGAAAGAAAATGATATTCAACCTAAAAAGTTTATCATGTTCACAGACGGTTATCCATGGGGCAGTTGGGGTGATGAAAATTACTGTGATACAGTATTCATTATTCACGGTAATAACAGTATTGTTCCTCCTTTTGGCGAGTATGCATACTACGAAGAAGTCAAGGAAACTGCTTAATGGCTTTAAAAACAGGCAAGCCCAATGCTTTAAATTATTTTGGTTTAAGGAGGGTTGAGTTTGCCTGCCCCCATTTCAAGTACACCAGTATAGAACGCTACAATCCTAGTCTAATCAAATCTATCGACTCTTGGATACGAAAGAATCTAAATAATAGGTACTATGTAGGACAGGGTATTACATTAGATAATACCAATACAATCGTGTATGTTACACGTATTGGATTTGAATCTGAAAAAGAACTAAGTTTTTTCACGATTGCCTGTCCACTACTACAAACGAGATAATTAAGTTAGTACTTTATCAAACAAGGAGATTTACATGGCTGATGTACAAAATCAACAACCGGCAGCAGATGCCCCACAACAAGGTTCTACAGAACTAACAATCAACGACCTAAATGCGATGAAGGTTATTATTGACATTGCTAGTTCACGCGGTGCTTTTAAACCAAATGAAATGGTAGCTGTTGGACAAACTTATACCAAACTAGAAACTTTTTTAAATGCTGTGGCCGCTCAACAAGCTGCTAATCCAGCAGCGCCAGCAACTGACGCCGCAGGAGCTTAATATGTCCGAACTTAAACACGTAGGGCGTGTTATTGCTACTAACAAAAAATGTTTGGTGGCATATCGCACACTGCCCGGCGATGCAAATTTCTGTTTGATTGTTCCAACAGAAAACTTACCTGACATTTATCACGATGCAATTATCAATTTAGCAGAAAGTCAAACTGGACAAGACGCATATGAATTTGCAGAAGCGTTAGACAGAACTCAATTTCCAGATGGTGGAAATATGTTGCGTAATCTACATGCTGCTGGACGCTTAATTAAAGTTCCTACAAATGCAATTGAGATGGTTCCTGCTCCGGGCACAGCAATTGTGTTAAGTGAACTTAATCAAATTATTGCCGAACAACGTGGGTTAACTGTTGATAGTCTTTCTATTAAAGAAAGTCTACATGACAAATTAAATGAAAAGACTACTACTGAATCTAAACCCACTTCCGTTGTTGAAACAGCACAAGAAGTTGATGTAAATGATCCAGTTGCCACTGCAAAGCATTATCGTAGTCAAGCTGACAAGTTGGCAAAAGAAGCGGCAAATTTTCGAAGACTAGCTGAGGAATTGGTTCCGACCAAAAAGAAAACTGAGTGACAAAACAGGGAAGAATTCTTCCCAAGGATGTCATAGCACATTGGCCAGAAGTATTCGGCGACGTAAGATTAAATGTAGTACCTTTTAGGTATTTGCATGCCGTGCTGGTCAATTTTAAAGATGGTAAAACTTGGGAAATAAAAATAACATCGTCAACTAAACGTGCAGGGTGGAGTGCCTTTGAAAAGAATCTAGCTGAACTTTTTAAGAACTACGAATCCAAAATAGATAATGTAGATTTTAAGTTGGACACGGATCGAGTGCGGAAAGATGTTGAAAAAGGCACTGATAAATTTTTAAAGAAAAAGAAGTTATAAATAATGAATGTTCGACTACTCAGTTACAGCCAGCCCACACAGGAATTTGCAGATCTTGGTATCGAAGATGCACAGGAACTCATTGCGTATTGCGCCCGTGTGTCCAACCCAAGCAACCAACTTAACACATAGACATCAGACAAGCTCATTCGATACCTGGTCAAACACCAGCACTGGAGCCCACTCGAAATGGTTTCAGCCTGCATTGAAATCACTACAACCAGAGATATTGCCCGGCAAATCTTGCGACACAGAAGTTTCAGTTTCCAAGAATTCAGTCAGCGATATGCTGACCCTACTAAAGACCTGTCGTTTGTATGTAGAGAGGCACGGTTGCAAGACGATAAAAACAGACAGAACAGTGTTGAAGTCGATGATCAACTGTTACAAAATGAATGGTACAGAGCTCAACAACGAGTCA